CGCGTTAGCTTCTCGACTTTCTCTCCCTCCCCGCCGAACTTGACCTCAAGTCGGAGACGCATGAGAACCCGCGCAGCAACCAAGAAGACGATCCTCACGCCGAAGGACGCGACCACGTGCTCCACGGTTGACTACCTGCGTGCCTCAGTCGAGCAGCTCGAGGAGGCGGTGCTCGGCGCGGTGGAGTCGCGCAGCTGGCAGGCCGTCGGCTCGCTGAAGCTGCGAGCCTTGCAGGCACGCGAGGCCCTCGACGTCGCCGTCGCGAAGGAAGCCGCACCCGACGAGAGCATGAGCGACGTGCAGCTGGTGGGCATCATCACCTCGGCCATCGCGCAGCTTCCCCCGTCGCTCCTCGATCAGGTCGAAGAGGCCGTCGAGATGAAGCGCCGCGGTCCCCGCCTCGTGCAGGTCGTATGAAGGCCGTCCCGTTGACGCGCGATGCCGCGAATGAACTGGTGAAGATCTGGCATCGCCACCACAAACCAGTAGTCGGGTATCGATTCGCGATTGGCGCACAAGATGATGATGGGAAGCTTGTGGGCGCTGTGATTGTGGGTCGTCCGGTGGCGCGGATGGTCGATCAGTATACAACCGCAGAGGTGACGCGGCTCGTCACGGATGGCACGCGAAACGCGTGTAGTTTCCTGTACGGACGCGCCGCGCTTGCCGCAAAGATCATGGGTTTTACGAAGATCCAGACGTACACTCTTCCTGAGGAGGGTGGTGCATCGCTTCGGGGCGCGGGATGGTCATGCGATGGTATCGTCCGCAAGGATGGTCGAGGATGGACGAATCGCGAGGGACGACGTGAAGACCAGCCGACTACCGCGAAGCTGAGATGGAATAAGGTGCTCTCGTGACGGCTGGCCTCGCCAACCTTGCGAAGGCCGTCGACCAGCTCCACAAGCGAACGGTCGCCGACCCACTCGCCTATTGGACCCCGACGGCGCCGCAGCTGGAGTTCCTGCGGGACCCGTCACACATGCGCCTGGCGCGTGCCGGGAACCAGGTCGGGAAGACGACCATGGGTCTGGTCGACTGCATCTACCGCTGCCTTGGCGGGCACCCCTACCAACCCGTGCGTCCCGCCCCGATTGAGGCGTGGATCATCGTCGAGAGCTGGGAGAGCTCGCTCTCGGTGCAGTCGAAGCTATGGGCGCTCCTCCCCAAGGGGGACCTCGTCGAAGACACTATCTACATCCAAGGGAAGGGCTTCAAGGGCCGTCACCCCTTGGTGCGCTTCCGGAACGGAAGCATCATTCGGGTGCGAACCTCCAACCAAGGGTCTCTCGCTCTCGCCGGCTCAACCATCGACTACTGCATGCTGGATGAGCCGCCGCCGGAGAGCATCTACAACGAGATTGTTCCGCGCGTGCTTCGCAACCACGGGCGCATCGTCTTCACGTTGACCCCGGTCGGCGCTCCTCTGGGCTGGCTCCGCAAGCTGGTCGAGGACGGACGGGTGAAGGACTTCGTCTTTCCCTTGACCGTCGAGAACACGACGCCCATTGGCTCGCGTCCGCTGATGACCGCCGAGCAGATCGAGGCGTTCACCGAGTCGGTGCTCCCCCAGCAACGCGCACAACGCGTCTTCGGGGATTGGGAGAGCCTCTGGACCGAGGGCAGGGTCTTCCGGATGTTCGACCCTGCCCGCCACCTGAAGCCGGAGGTCCCCGTCGGGGAGGCCCTCATCGGCGTGGGCATCGACCATGGCACCGAGGTCGGCGCGCAGGTCGGCGTGCTGGTCGCGATGGTCCGCGATGCTGGCGAGGGGCATCCTCGCTTGTGGGTCCTCGACCAGGTGCAGACCGACGGGCAGACCACCCCAGACCAAGACGCGCGCATGCTGCTCGACATGCTGCGCCGCGCGGGCCTCGATTGGTCGTCGGTTGACCTCTGGGTTGGCGACCGTCGCGTCTATGGCCGGAAGAACGGGTCGCTGAAGAGCAACGCGATGCTCATGTCGGCGATGGAGCGGGCGCTTCGTCTGCCGACAGGGTCCCTCCCCTTCCGAATCAAGACCGCGTACAAGCCGGCGGGGAGCGTATTCGAGGGTATCCGCATACTCAGCGCGGCCATGCTGCGGGGTGACTTCTTCATCCACCCCCGTTGCAAGCGCCTCGCGGACGACCTCCAGCGCTGGGATGGTCGCGAGGCGAGCGAGCACAAGCACTCCATCGACGCGCTCCGCTACACGCTGGAGCTCATCACGAAGCGCCTCCACAATCCCACTGTGGTGCGGCTAGGTTAGTCGCTCCTGTAGGGGACACCGATGTACGCCTTCTCTCGCATGCCTGCTCCTCCTGCCCCCAGCAACCCCGAAGAGGCCGCGCGCTGGGAGCACACACGGCACCGTCGCGCCCTCATGGAAGGGACGTGGCAGCGCCTCCTCGAGGACCGTCTCCAGGCGCAGCTCGGGAGCACGCGTCGGCAGGCGTGGGGGCTACCAGACCTAAGCGCTAACCCTTTTAGGGTTATCGCCTATGAGCTAGCCAGTTTGTACCTCGACGCTCCGGATGTGCACCACCACGCGGCTGAGACCGCGGCGCAGCGGAACGGCGGCACGTCCTCGGCTGACGCGCTCATCGGCGGCGAGGGGCTCATCGCGAAGTCGGGCCTCTGGTCGCAGATGCCTCGCGTGCAGGCCATGACCATCGCCCTCCGCGAGATGTGGCTTCGCATCGACGTGGTCGACGGTCGCCTCACGTACCGTCCGGTGTCGCCGGATATGATCGTCGCCGAGGCCGACCCGCAGCGCCCGACGATTCCCCTGGCGGTTGCGGAGATTCGCCTCCGGAACATCGACGGCGAGGCCGTGTGGGCGTGGGATGTGCTGGATGTCCGCGACCCGGCGTTCCCGCGCTACGAGGTCCGCAAGGTCAACGAGGCGGGAAGCTTCGGCGAGGACGTGACCGTGAAGGTCCTTGGCGTCAATGACGCGAAGAAGAACGCCGCGGACCCGGAGTGGAGCGGCGCGAACTACCCGTACCGTCGCACGTCGAACGACGCTCCCATCCTTCCGGGCGTGCTCTACCACGCGAGCCAGTACGGGGACCGCATCTTCGACCCGTACTTCGGTGTCGAGCTCTACGAGGGGAGCCTCTCCCTTTCGGTGTACTACTCCTTCCTCGCGCACTGCCTGCGCGATGCCAGCTTCCCCCAGCGGTACGCTATCGGCGTGCGGGTTGCCGGCACCGAGATGACCGACGGGCTTACGCGAGGCGCACGCGTCGAGGTGGTCACCGACCCGACGACGATCCTGATGCTGGATGCCGCCACCGAGAGTCAACCGACTGTCGGACAGTTCCAAGCGGGCGCGGACGTTGCCACGCTTGAAAGCACTATCAGCGCCATCGCCCACCGCTTGGCGACCGACGCGGGCCTGTCGCAGACGGACATTCAGCGCACCTCGGGCAGCGCAAAAAGCGGGTATGCGATTAGTCTTTCCAACGAAGGTAAAAGGCAGGCCCAACGCCGATACGTGGTGCAGATGCGGTCGGCTGACGAAGAACTCGTCGCCAAGTCGGCGATCCTCTACAACCGCGCCACGGGCTCGGCGTTCCCCGAGGGCTTTTACTCGGTCCTGTACCGTGAGGTCCCCCTCTCGCCCGAGGAGCTGGACGCTCGTCGGAAGCACGCGATGGAGATGCTCGAGGCGGGTCTTATGGACCGCGTCGAGGCGCTCCGCTTGTTCGGCAACCTGTCCGAGCCTGACGCCATCGCGAAGCTCGCGATGATTGAGACGATGAAGGCGACGACGTCAACCGGAGCGGCAACCATGAGCAGTGAGCAGACGCCGTCGCCCGCTGCCGTGGTAACCGAGTCCGAGGATGAAGGGGTCATGGATGCCGTCGAGGAGCTGGACGCGGCGACCGCGGCCCTCCAGGCGCTGGCCTCGACAACACGCGACGCCGCCTCTCGCGAGGTCCTTCGCGCCGTGCTCGAGAGCCTAGCGGAAGCGAAGGGCTACCTCACGGGCGAGGACGTCGAGGCGACGGTCGAGCTTCCCGGCGAGGAGGAGGAGGCCGTCGAGGTGGAGGCGAGCGATGCCGTTTCTGAGTGAGCGTCAGCGTGACTACCTGAAGCGCGAGCATCCCGGCGTCTACGCGCGGTTCATCCGCGACGAACGCCGCATGGGCTTCCAGCTCAAGGCACCGCCAGAGGTTGCCGCCGTTGCGAAGCGCGGGCTCGCCCTGCGCGAGGAGTTCAAGCGGGGCGGGACCATCGTCGGCGCCCGCCGCGCGACCCAGCTGGCCGACCGCGAGGTCGTGAGCATCGAGACCATCAAGCGGATGGTCGCCTACTTCGACCGTCACGCCGTCGACCTCGAGGCTCCCGCAGCTAAGCCGGGACACCCC